GATTCTGACAATAGCAACTTCGCCATCTTCGACAGTCGGTTGATATATTAGATATACTTCAGAACCTTTCTTGATAATCGGCTCCATCGAATCACCTATAATCTGTACAAGCTCGTTAGCACCATTAGGAACGATAGAAGAGGGAAGTACGCCCATTTCTGCATCAACATCATCCACATGTATCATAGAGCCTGCAGCAGATTGACGACCAAAAACGATAGGAATTATATTATCTTCTTGTATTTGTCCATTCTGTTCGTTTAATTGTTCTTCTGCGTAATTGTAGACGTTGTTCTGCCGAGAAAGAGTGAGCTGTGCAGTGATATCTGTAATTTGATTGAGTAATGTATCTTCCTGACCATAATTATCGATAGTATCTGTAGGGAAGAAATCATCTAAAGTAACGTGGAATATATCGCATAATTTAAAAAGTATATCTTGATTAACTTTTCTAGTACCTTTTTCATAACGACCTATAGTTTGTTTAGTCGTGTTTAATCTGTCCGCTAAATCTTGCTGAGTCATCTTATTATCTTTTCTATATTCTTTTATTTTAGCACCTATATAATGTTTTAATTCCATAGATACACACCTCGTTTCTGATTAAATAATAACATAAAGTAACCAAAATAGAAACTTTTTTTATTTTTTAGTAAGAAAACTATTGACAAGTAACCAAAACGGTTATATAATAAGTTTGTAAGGTTGATTAAGACCTTAACTAAGCAGAAAGGAGAGAATGATGAAGGAAGTTAGCGAACTTCTAACAGCACTAGGAACATTCCTAGTAGGACTTGCAAGCTTGATAAAAGTTTGCAAACAAAAAGAACAGCCTAACAATTCTCGAAAAGCACGCAAGCATAAGAGAAATTAAAAGCTGTTCAGCTGTTCTAGCTCGAGGAGCCAAGCTCCTCGGTGCTAGTATATCATGAATGAGGATATTATGCTACATGGTATAAGCGCATTCTTATTTTGCCTACTAGTATTTCTGTGGATTAGCAGGGACGATAAGAAACATTAGAGAGCCTATAACAGGCTCTCTACAAAAAAACAATATTTTTTTATTGATAAAGTAACCAAAATGGTTATAGTATATATTAGTGGAGGTGATAAATATTGCAAACAACTTTATACGGATTGAGAAAGGCTAAAGGTTTAACTCAAAAAGAACTAGCTAAAGAATTGGGCATTTCTGAATTGTCTTACCGAAATAAAGAATTAGGAAAGAATGAATTTACACAAGATGAAATGTTCTTCTTGAGTCGTTATTTCAACGAAAGAATGGATAAAATTTTTTTACCAAGAAAGTAACCAAAATGGAAATTTTATCAATAGAGGCTAGAGAAAGGAGGAAATAATATGAGTGCAGAAGCGTTAACGGATATCACAAAAATTGTAGTAGAAACAGACGAAGAAGACCCTAAAACCATTGCAGTCATCACGGCAGAAGATATTGACAGTGCAGAAGGCTTTAGAGTCAGAATTACCCCTAAATATGATTAGTCAGGAGGTGAAACAAATGAAACATTATATGACATTTTATGAAGAAAATGGAATCAAGTACGCAGAGTCTTGGTTACAAATAAATTTTCTAAGTTGGTGTTTTTGCTTCTGGAAAATTAAAAAGGCCATCTCTTAAGAGACGACCCAAGAAAACTATTTTTTGACCCATTTGTTCCCAGGTTTTTGAGTAGGTGG